ATTCCGCGTCCTTTGTACGCCACAGAAAACACCGACAGCCTGACGCCAGTGGAGCCGTTTCGGTTCTACAGAGATCAGGCCGACGAACTCGACAACATCACCAAGCGCATTTCTGGAATTATCCAGGCGTGCAAGGTTCGCGGCATTTATGACTCGACAGTTACTGAGATGTCGAACCTGTTGGACTCGAGTGAAAACATTCTACTTCCGGCAACTGACATCCTGCCGATCATGCAAGCTGGCGGACTAGAGCGCGCCGTTTGGATTTGGCCTATTGAGAAAATCGCTGGCGTTCTGGTTTACCTGTACAACCAGCGCGAAGCGGTTAAGACAACCATCTTCGAGATCACGGGCATTGCCGACATTATGCGCGGCTCGTCGTCGGCGTCCGAGACGCTGGGGGCGCAGCAACTCAAGGCGCAGTTCGGCACGATGCGCCTGAACGACATGCAGCGAGAGATACAACGGTACGCCAGAGACTTGATCCGCATGGCTGCCGAGATCATGGCGGAGAAGTTTCAGCCTGACACGTTGTTGTTGATGACCGACGTAAAGCTGCCAACGCCTGAAGAAAAGATGCAGGCGCAGATGTTGGTGCAGCAGGCGCAGGGGCAGCCCATTCCTCCGCAGATACAAGAGATACTTGAGAAGCCAACTATCGAGGAATGCCTGCAAGTATTGCGTGACGATAATCAGCGTTGCTACAGGATCGACATTGAGACAGATTCCACGGTTTCCGGCGATGACATTGCCGACCAAGACGCCATCACTAAATTGCTGCAAGGCATTGCGGCGTTTATCCAAGTTGCCGGTCCTGCGGTGGAGTCTGGATACATTTCTGAAGAGGGTGCCAAGTCTATTTTGATGACTGCCGTGCGCCGGTTCAAAATGGGCAGAGATGTTGAGGACGCTCTTGATATGGTCAATGAGCAACCTGAAGGCCAGCCTGATCAGGCGCAACAACAAGCGCAGCAGCAGGCTCAACAGCAAGAGCAGCAACAGGCGCAGGTAATGCAGCAAGAGGCGCAGGCAACGGCCCAAGCGGCTCAAGTTAAGATGCAGATGGATCAAGCTAAGATGCAGATGGATCAAGCTAAGGACCAGTCTGACGCGCAAATTAAGCAAGCGGAACTAGAATTGAAAAGCCGAGAGTTGGCCTTAAAAGAATTTGAAGCGCAAAAGCCAGAGCCTGACCAGACGATTGATTTGTTAATTGCACGAGAGCGTATGCAGTTCGAGGCTTCCGAGTCAGATAAGCAGCGCCAAGTTGACTTGGCAAAAGCCGTCATGGCTCAGTCTAGTCCTGAAGGCGACGTAAGCGGAGCGGCGGCCTCGATGGCTCAAGCCGCCGAGATCATGGAGCGGATCATTTCATCAATGGCAACGCCAGACGTTGTGATGACCGAGCAAGTCAGCACTTTAATTCCAACGGAGATTTAGCGTGGGGCTGAAAAACTATTCTACGAATTACGACGACATCGATTTTAGTCGGAAAGAAGACTACGCGCCGCCTGTAAAGATTTCGTTTGCGTCAAAGCGGTCGTCAATAGAGGCACCTATGATCGCGGGCGACTACAAGCCATACGAGTGCCCCATAACGGGCAGGACCATTGACGGTCGCATTGAGCATAAGCAAAACCTAGAGCAACACGGTTGCCGGGTTCACGAAAAAGGTGAGTTCGAGGACGTTAAGAAAAACGGCGTAAAAGATCGCAATGCAGAGATTGACCGGGCTATTGACAGGTCAGTTGACGCCATTGCGCATACGATTGACATTTGATAGGAGGTATTCATGTCTGACGTACAAGAACAACAACCAGAGCAGCCTGTCATTGGGCAGTCTATGGACGACTTCATGGGCGAACAGTTTGACGCCATTGAGGCTGAAGAAATTGAAGAGCAAGGCTCCGCTGACGTAGAGGAAAGCGTTGAGACTAAACCAGATGATGTCGAAGCAGAGACTGCCTCGACTGAAGATGCCGTAGACGAAAGCGATGGGGAACCTGAGACATCTCAGACCATTTCCGCGCCGCAATCTATGTCTGCAAAAGACCGTGAAGCCTTCTATGAACTTCCACCCGCAAGTCAGAAATGGCTTGTGGATCGTGTGAAGGAACAAGAAGGCGACTACACACGGAAATCTACAGAAGTTGCTGAACAGAGAAAACACTACGAAAAGATTGAACAAGTCATAGCCCCGCGAAGACAGCAGTTGGCTTTGGACGGTATGGACGAGGGAGCGGCTGTAGGTCAGCTATTCGCTCTGTCTGACTTTGCCAGTGCCGACCCCGTTGGCTTCACGCGCTATCTGTTTGAACAACGTGGAATTCCCCTGTCGGCGCTTACAGAAAACGGCGGGCAAGCGCCTGCCGATCCTCAAATGCTTGCCATGCAACAGCGTCTTCAATATTTCGAGGGCCATCTCGCGCAACAGCAGCAAGTGGAGCATCAAAAAACCACTCAAGTCGTAATGTCTGACATAGAAAAGTTTTCCTCGGAAACTCCATTCTATCAAGAGTTGCAGGCTGAAATGGTGCCGATTGTTACGGCTCTCCGTCAATCAAAGCCTAATCTTTCCAACTCACAATATTTGAAGACGGCATACAAGATGGCTCTAGCAGCCAACGAAGATGTGTCTGCAAAGATTGGTATTGATGAAAAGGCCAAGAGCGAAAGTCAACGGATTGTGAAGGCGAAAAAAGCTGCCAATCAAGCCCGGAAGGCTGGAGGCGTCAACATACGGTCAAGTGGCTCCTTACCCGCTGCTGCCAAGAAAGCGAAAAGCGTAGATGACTTTATCGGAGCATTGGTGGACGAACGCATGACGGCTTAACTCGAAAGGCTACATCATGGGTGCGAATAGCTCCTTCACGGAGATTGCGGCAATCACTTACCGCCATTTCAAAGAGAAGTATCTGGAAGATAATGTTTCCAACCACACGGCGCTTCACCAGCGTCTTGCCGAAAAGGGTCGCGTTGATCTTATTTCGGGCGGCTGGGAAATCCAGATTCCTCTGGACTACGCAGAGAACGGAACTTACCAACGCTACAGCGGCTACGACACGCTGAGTATCGCGCAGTCTGAAGTCTTCACGGCTGCTAACTTTCCCTGGAAACAGGTTGCTATCAATGTGGTTGCGTCTGGCCTTGAAGTTCGCCAGAACAGCGGCAAAGAGGGCGTCATTAAACTTGTTAAAAACAAGTTGAAGAACGCCATGCGTACCGCCGGAAATAACTTCTCCAGCGATATGTATAGTGACGGCACCACCGCCAACCAGATCAATGGCCTTCAGGCTCTTGTCTCTGATGCGGGTACGGGCACAGTCGGTGGCATCAACTCCTCCACCTATACGTTCTGGAAAAGCATCCTTCAGTCGGCGGCAAGCCCACTGCAAGGCGGCGCTGGCATCACGCCAAGTGCAACCACAATCGAAAGCCTCATGCTTCCGTTGTGGCTGAACCTCACCCGGAACAACGATATGCCTGACTTGATTTTGATGGACGACACTTACTTCACGTTCTTCGATAACAGTCAGACCAGCATCCAACGCTACACCAACACCACCGACATCAAAGCTGGCACTACGTCCCTGAAGTACAAGGGCGCTGATGTTGTCTATGATTCGTCTGCTGCTGGCATGCCGGATGCTCACGCATATTTCCTCAACACCGATTACATCGGCGTTTGCGCCCATCGTGACGCGAACTGGACTGAGGTTCCTGAGAAATCTTCCGTCAATCAGGACGCTCAAGTTCTTCCGATTATTTGGCAGGGGAACATGACTGTCTCCAACCGCTCACTTCAGGGCGTGATGAAGGCTTAGGCTTTTGTCCAACCCTCTTTTCCCTGAAAGGAAGAAAAGATGTCTGACTACCACATCACTAACCCCATCGCCGGTACGCAAAACATTGACGACACCTCGACAACCCAGAACCACGTTCTTGGGACTATTGTCCAGGCCGTCGATGTAGCCTCTACGGCATACGGCGCTGGAGAGTTTGTTTATCTCAAAGGCTTGGCGTCAACGGTTCTGGGGTCGTTCGTGACCTACAACGCCGATGACAACTCGACAACGCTTTTGGCTGCTAATGCCATCGGTCCTGTTGCTGTTTCAATGTCCATTAATGTTGCCAGTTCGTTTGGCTGGTATCAGATTTCGGGCAAGGCAGTCGGCAAGGCTTTGGCAGGCTACGCAGACAACGGTCTGGTTTTCGCAACCGCTACGGCTGGCAGCATCGATGATGCTGTGGTTGCTGGTGATCGCGTGAAACTCGCAAAGGGTGCGTCTGCTGTTAACACTCCATCTACGGGTCTTGCTGAGTTTGAGATTCAGCGTCCGTTTATGGATGATGCTACTGCGGCTTAACTTGGACGGGGGGCTTCGGCCCCCCTTCTTTTCCATAAACAGGAGGTATGGATTGCATGGTTGAAATGATGGCTGAAGAACGGCATGGGTTTTATGTCGATTTTGAATTGAGACCAGAAGAAGACCGCGAAGCGTCAATTTCTCAGGGGATGCCTGTTTTCAAAGACGTTGAATATGCCGTGATAACAATGCCGGGAGGCGGTCTTGTCGTTGATAAGGTCATTTCAGACGAGTTGCTGAGAGAGTGGAAACACGGCAACGGCAACCGAAAGCCGCCGTCGCCGTTTGCCCACGCCGCGTATGAAGAATGGAAAGATGGCAGAGAAATCTCTGTCAACGGGTCCGATCTAAAGAATTGGCCGGGGGTTACGCCCGCTCAGTTGAAAATGTGCCTCGCAGCCGTTGTTAGGACGGTTGAGGACTTGGCCGACGCCAACGCTGACACGTTGCGAAAGCTGGGCATGGGATCGCACGCGCTAAAGGAAAAAGCGACGGCATACCTCGCCGCAGCAGGAACGAATAAAAATAGCGAGGCTGTTTCGGCCTTGAAAATAGAGTTAACGGACCTGAGAAAAACAATTGAAGATAGGGACCGACAGATTCAGGGGTTACTATCTGAAAGCGAGGAGGACGCAGCGCCAAAAAGGCGAGGCCGTCCGCCTAAAAATCAAAGCCAAGCTCCCGGCGCTGGATAGGACACATTGACATGACGTTGTTGACTCAAATTCAAAACGCTTGCGATACCATTGGTTTGAGCCGCCCGTCTGTCGCAATTGCGTCTACAGACCAGAACGTCAGGGTTCTTTTGGCTCTAGCGAACACCGAGGGGCAGGAGCTTCTTGAAAGATACGCTTGGCCCCAAACGCAAATTGAGAAAACTCACACGACTTTAGCGGCGGAATTGCAGGGGGTTGTCACCACTTTAGCCCCCGGCTTTTCTTACATTATCAATTCAACATTTTGGAACCGCACACTGTCTGAGCCGGTTTCCGGGCCGTTAAGTCCCTCAGAGTGGCAGGCGCTAAAGGCTCGAACGGCAACCGGCCCTTATTCCAGCTTTAGAATGCAGGGCGGCAAGCTGTACGCCTACCCGGCTCCTGTCGCCGGAAACACTTGGGTGTTTGAATATCAATCAACGTATTTCTGTCAGGCTTCGGGAGGCGCAAATCAATCTGTGTGGACCGCCGACAGTGACGTGGGCGTCCTTGACGAAAACCTGATGATGCTGGGCACCGTGTGGCGCTTTAAGAAAAAGAACGGCTTGGACTACTCTGAAGACTTCAGAATGTACGAGCAGAAACTTGCGAACCAGATGGCGAGAGTTGGCGGCAAGCGGACCCTCGACATGCAGGGCGGTGGTGGCATGAGCGGCGTCTACATTCCAGAAGGCAGTTGGGCGTAGCCGTCGCACAGCGTTAATTTTCGTTTGAGAGGCACCGAATGCTTTTGCAACCGCTACAAGTCAATTCCGCCAAGTCGCCGACATCTCGAAGCGGCACCATCCCTGCGCCAGTCAAAGGCTGGAACGCCAAGGATGCCTTGGCTGACATGGACGAAGAGTTCGCCATTGAGTTGGAAAACGTATTCCCCAACATGACCGACGTAGAGGTTAGAGGTGGATATGCCTCTCACTCCACAGGGAACGGCTCTGCCGCTGTCGAGACGCTTATTGAGTACGCAGGACCGGCGACGCATAAACTCTTATCCGCCGCCGGGTCTGTTATCTATGACTCGTCCGCAGCCGGTGCATCAACATCTATAGCAACGGGAAAAACCAACGCTCGCTGGCAGACGACAATGTTCGGAACTTCTGGCGGAAGTTTCCTCTTCATGGTCAATGGCGAAGACGCTCCCATCTACTACAACGGCTCCGCGTTCACGACGCCAACATTAGGAGGCGTCACAGCCGCTGACATCGTCCACGTTACAGCGCACCAGCGCCGCCTGTTCTTTACGTTTAACGACAGCCTTACTTTTGGATATCTCCCAATCGTGTCAGTTGCTGGGACGGTAGCAACCTTTGACGTTGGCGGGTTGTGCAAGAAAGGCGGCAAGATTCAGGCTTGCGGAAGTTGGACACGAGATGGCGGTAGTGGGCCTGACGACATTTTCGTCATTATCACCAGCGAAGGCGAGTGCATCCTATACAACGGTGATGACCCTTCGGACGCCACGAAGTGGAGCCTTGTTGGTGTGTTTTCGATTGGCAAACCAATCGGGCGGAGGTGCATTGAAAAGGTCGGCGCAGAACTGATCGTCATCACTCAAGACGGCGCGGTTCCGCTTTCCGTGTTTCTGCCGATTGACCAAGTAGCAAGTTCCAGCAAGTCGCTGTCTGATAACATTCGCAACCAGTTTCTTTTGTCTGCGCGAAGTTATGGAAACATCTTTGGATGGCAATCGATCCACTACCCGCAGGGCAGTTACGCCTTGTTCAACATTCCAATTAGCACAAGCGTCTCGCATCAGTACGTTGTGAACACGCAGACAGGCGCTTGGGCTAAATTCACTAATCAAAACGCAGCCTGCTGGGCGCTGTACAACGGCGACCTGTATTTTGGAGCAACAACTGGCGGCGTTATTTTTAAGGCTGACACCGGTACAAGTGACAACACAGCAAACGTCGAATGGAAGATTAGACCCGCCTTCTCTTATTTTGGCACGAAGGGGCGTCAGAAGTTGTTCAGCTTGTGCCGCCCGCACTTTACAACCAACGGGTCTCCCTCCTACGCAATTGACCTTAATGTAAATTTTTCAGACATAAATCCTACAAGCATTCCAACCCCGCCATCTCTCAGCACGGGAATTTGGGATGTGTCAAGATGGGATGCTGGAACTTGGGCGGACGTTGCTCAAATTTCGGCGTGGAATACGGTCTACGGCTTGGGCGAGTGCGCCTCGCCAACAATTAGAGGCGGCGACAACGCAATCGAAATCTCGTTTTCGGCTTATGACATGATTTGGCAAACCGGAAATGCCCTTTGAAGCACCTTGTATTTGGGCGTGACGAAGAAATGGCTGTATGGGCAGAAGCGGCATACCCAGAGTGTGCGCCACTTTGCAGGCCCCTGACGGCCATAGGGATCGCAGAAGGCACGGATATCTGCGGGGTTGCCGTCTATCACAACTACAGGCAATATGACATTGAAATAACTTTTGTCACCGCGACCCAAAAGTGGGCCACGCCGGGAACTGTTCGGGCGCTTTTGCGATACCCGTTTATCCAATTAGGTGTGAAACGGATGACTGGAATTACCAAGAAATCAAACAAGAAGGCTCGCACCTTGATGAGCAAGCTTGGATTTGTTCTTGAGGGCGTCCACCCGTTCGCAGCAAGCGGAAGCACAGCCTGCACATACGGCCTATACGAGAAAACCGCAAAAGAGAGATGGCTTAGAAATGGGTAAGAAAACGCCAAGCCCCCCGGCTGCTCCTGATCCAATGAAGACGGCTGTTGCTCAAGGCGCGATTAACCGCGAAGCCGCAATTGCTCAGGCGGAACTTAACCGCATCAACGAATACACGCCTTACGGTTCAAGCGTATATTCGCCAGATGGGGTGGAGAACCCTGACACAGGGATCACGCCATATCGGCGGACGACAACCCTTGACCCTGGTCAGCAGAACATCTTTGACCAGCAGACGCGGGCGACGGGTGCGCTTAACACTCTCGCGGCAGATCAAACAAGCCGAGTCTCTCAAGCGGTTCAACAGCCGTTCTCTTATTCTGGATTGGCTTCAGCGCCAACTACGTCTGGGCTTCAATCGTCGGTCAACGCCGCCGGTCAGGCTTTATCGCAGCCGTTCAATTATGAAGGCTTGCCGTCTGCGCCAACGTCGTCAGGCATTGCGGCAGCGGCTAACACAGGTGCGGCGTCAGTAGCACAGCCGTTTTCGTTCAGTGGATTGCCCGCTGCGCCAACCGGAGATGCGGCGGCGCGTCAACAAACTATCGACTCGGTATACAACCAATACACTTCACGCCTTGATCCCCGGTTCGCTAAGGCAAACACCGACCTACAGACCAGCCTTGCCAACCAGGGTTTCTCTGTCGGAGGTGACGCCTACAACAGCGCCTTTGAGTCCGCAGGCAGAACTCGCAATGATGCGTACCAACAAGCTCTTAATGCGGCTGTTACCGCTGGCGGTGCTGAACAGTCTCGGTTGTTCGGCCTTGGCGATACGGCACGGCAACGTGCCACAGCCGAGGCGCTAACGCTTCGTGGTATGCCGATGAGTGAGCAGGCAGCCGTTCAGGGGCTACAGCAGACGGCGTTTTCAACGCAAGCGTCTGAAAGGGATCGTGCGGCAGCAGAACGTTCGCAACAACGTCAAGCGGGCCTTTCCGACGCGCAGCAAGTCTTCAACTTGCAGTCTGGCTTGTACGGCCTACAAGGCAACGAGCGCGAGCGTGCCATTCAAGAGGCAGCTTACCTTCGCAACGTGCCGCTCAACGAAACGACGGCGCTCATGGGCACCGGGCCGGGGATCAGTAATCCTCAGTTTAGCGCAGCGCCACAAGGGTCGATTGCCCCGGCTAATTATCAAGCCCAGGTCAACGCTAACTACCAAGGCGCTCTTGGAAATTACAATCAGCAAGTCGGGTCTAACAACGCCGCGATGGGCGGGTTGTTTGGGCTGGCTGGTGCGGGGCTTGGATTGATGGCAGGCGGCCCAATGGGCGCGTCAGCAGGCTCGGCTGTCGGCAGAAGGTTAGGCGGAGGTAGCTAAAATGGCACTCGTAAATTTTAATAAAATTCCAACGGCGGCTCTTTCCTCCGCAAATAAAGCGGGAATGACCACTATAAATGATTTCGCTCCTGATCAGGACATGCTGAACGCTTTAATGAAAAGGGGAACGAGCACTGCTCCCGTTCGGTCTACTCAAGAGGGTGTATACAGGGCACTTTCGGGGGCGCTTGGCGGTTATATGAAGGGTCGCGACAAGCGGGAGCTTCAAAGCCAAAAAGACAATTTCAGAAAAACTATGGCCGAAGCTTTGACTGCGGGTCGCGGCACGGAGGGTACGGCGGCAGTTCCTGAGGTAATTAGCACGCCAATGGCCCCGGCTTCTTTTGCTCCCGATCCTCCAGCCCCTGCAAGCGCAGACCCTTCACTGCTTCAAACAGAAATTGGAGTTACCGCTCCAACGTCAATTTTAGACGATCCGTCAGTTCCTGACGTTGCTTCACTTGGTCTTGAAAGAATTGAAACGCCAACCGGCCCCGGCGGTCAAATTATCGAAGAACAAGCTGTCGCTGCTACAGAAGGAACTCCCGGAGGGCTTCAGCCTATGTTGGACGTTCTTAGAAATGCTGGAACGAGAGAAGCGGATCAAGCCGCAATAGAATTAGAGTATGGCGGAATGCAACAGCAAGCCGCGCTTGAGGCTCAAGCTGCCGCTAGGGCAATAGAAATTGAAGACAGAGATGCCGACCAAGAGGCGGCACGTCGTGTCGCCGCGATATCAGCCGGAATTCCTGGGTTTGACCAGGAAGGCAAATTGAGAAAAGAGTTCACCGGACAGACTAAGGATTATGTGAAAGTCAGAGACGCCTATGGACGCATTGTGGCTTCGGCGAAAAACCCGTCAGCGGCGGGTGATTTGGCATTAATATTCAACTACATGAAGGTTTTGGACCCAGGGTCGACAGTTAGAGAAGGCGAGTTTGCGACAGCACAAAAGGCGGCTGCGTACATTGAGAGAAACCCGGACAAGATTACAATACCGAGGTTTGTAGCGCAGATTGGGAGAAAGCTAGCGACCGGTCAACTGCTTTCGCCAAATCAAAGGGCCGACTTTGTGGGCCGCGCAGGGTTGTTATACGAGAGCCAAGACGCCGAATATAAAGTGCTCGAAGATAGGCACAGGTTCCTCGCAGAGCAGTACAAACTCAACCCAGAAAATGTCGTTTACGACATGGGGCAAATGCAGGCCGCTCCATTATATGAAAAAGGCTACGAAGAGGATGGGTGGAGGTTTATTGGAAATGGCGCAGCAGAAGCCTCAGACGAAACCAAATGGGTTAAAATAGATGGATAAAAAGCCATGGGAAAAAACCGCCCAGCAAATCGGTTCTCCTAAACCGTGGGAGAAAGCTAAGGGTACTACTGTCATTGCTCCCGACGCTGCCGCCGCTGCCCCTGTTGCTCCTGCCGCCGCTCCCGCCGCTGCCGGTGCAGCGTCCCCACTTGAGTGGAGTGACGTTCCTGGCATGGCTTTATCAAACTTAGGGCCAAGCGCCGCTCGATTTGGTGGCGATATGGTCAACATGGTTGCAAACCCTGTCGACACGGTAAAATCTGTATATGACTTAGGGTTAGGCGCTGCGCAAAAACTTATTCCCGACTCTTGGACCGGCGGCCCTATGGGCAAGGAAAAATATGCCGATGCGATGGGGCAATTTTTCGTTGACCGTTACGTTGGCGAAGGTGGAACGGACGCACTGAAAAATACTTTAGCCACAGACCCTGTTGGTGTTTTGGCTGATTTTTCGACTTTCCTTACAGGCGGGGGAATGGCCGCTGCCAAAGGTGCAATGCTTGCTGGAAAATTGTCAAAAACAGGCGGCGCAACCAACCGAATAGCTAACGCCGTTCAAACCGGCGCTCAAGCAGTGAGCAAGGCCGGTTCAGTTGTTGACCCTCTTTCCCTGGCAGGCCGGGGCGCAAGTCTTGTTGCGCGACGTTCGGTTGTTCCGGCAGCGAAGGCCGTAGTCGGCACTCTTAGTGGAACCGGAAGAGCGCCAATTTCAGAAGCTTTCAAAGCTGGAAAAACAGGAGGCATCCCCGGTGAAGTGTTCAGGGGGAATATGCGCGGGTCTTCAAATGCAGAACAAATCCTTATTGACGCTCGGTCTGCTCTTGGAGAAATGAGGTCAAGGAGAGGCGCGGCATATAGGGAAAATAAAAAAGCTCTGGCACAAGACACTACTGTTTTAGAATTTGATGATATTACTCAATCTGTTCAAAAAGCTATAGAGAACAATACTTTCAAAGGAGTTCCATTAGATAAAAAAACAGGATCAATCCTTGAAGATGTGATTGGAATTGTAGATGAATGGAAAAGGCGCGACCCAGCTGAGTTTCACACACCAGAAGGAATAGACGCGCTCAAACAGCAAGTTGGCAGTTTAATAGACTGGCAATCAATGCCGAAAGCTCAAAATATAGCGGTCCAACAAGTCTACAACAAAATTGGCTCTATCATTAGAAAGCAAGCTCCGGGCTACGGCTCTATGATGAAAGAGTACGCTGAAGCGAGTGATTTAATTTTAGAAATAGAAAAATCATTAAGCCTCGGCAAAAAATCAACAGCAGACAGCGCTATAAGAAAACTTACTAGCGTGATGAGAAATAACGTGAACACGAATTATGGCGCTAGAACAGCTTCTGTCAAAGCGCTAGAAGATGTATCCGGGGCAAATATAACGCCAGCAATCGCCGGCCAAGCAATGAACTCATTGATGCCGAGAGGGTTAGCGGGGACAGGGCTTCAAACGGCTATCACTGCGGCCACCGCTTTATCAAACCCGTGGGCTTTAGCATCAATACCATTCCAATCTCCCAGACTTGTCGGAGAAGGCGCTCACCTCGCAGGGAGAATATCTAGGGCCGGTGGAATGCCAGCCGCGTTACTCGGCAAGGTTGGCGCAACCCCTTCAGGCGTGGCTCAGGCAGGGTTCCAAGCTACGCGTCCAAAGACAGAAGAAGAAAGAGCGCAGCGCCCTAAATTAACTTCTGAAATAGAAATGATGAAGGCTTTAGGCGTTGATGCTTATCGCGCTCTAACCTCCGGCACTCAATAGAAAAAAGGACACGATATGGCTCGCAACGGCGCAGGGGTCTACTCAAATCCCTATCCGAACTTCGTGAACGGAACGGTCATCAGCAGCGACCAAGCGGATGCGAACAACGCCGCTATCGGGACCGCGCTGACGCAATCCATTGCTGTCGATGGTCAGACCACCATCACAGCCAACCTCCCCATGAACAGCAATAAGTTCACGGGCTTGTCGGTAGGCACCGCTGCGACAGACAGTCTGACGCTTGGACAAGCCCAGGCTCAAGCCTTTGCGTGGGGCGGTACTGCGGGCGGAGGCGCGGACGCGATTACCATTGCCCCGACGCCTGCTATCACAGCCTACGCAGTTGGGCAGAAGTTCTTCTGGATTGCATCCGGTAGCGCCAACACGGGCGCGGCTACAATTGCGATCTCCGGCCTGACTGCGATTGCCATGCAGGACGGTGGCGCGGCTCTGGCTGCCGGTGTCCATGCGGCAGGCAAGGTCTACATGGGTGTGCTGAACACAACAAGCACTGTCCAGATCATGCAGGTGCAATCCTCCGGCGACCCGCTAACTATCTCCGCACTGACGGTCAACGGAACGTCCCAGTTTAGTGGGGCAATCATTCAAGGCGTTGACGGCACGGGCTACGACGCGAAGTTCTTTGGGGACACATCCGGCGCTTATTTGATGTGGGACCAGTCAGCCGACAAATTGCTAACGGCGGGTGGTGCGCTTATCGATATTGTCAAAGACAAGTTGATGATTGGCGGCACGGCGGTAACGACTACCGCTGCGGAACTAAACTTCAACGACACGGCAACAGCCGGAACGGTTGTGGCAAGCAAGACAGTCGTGGCGTCAGCGGACAAAGACATCGCATCGTTTCGCAACATCACGCTGACGGGTGAGTTGGACGCGGGCAGCCTTGACGTTAGCGGTGGCGCAGACATTGCCGGGCAGACAACAATTCAAAACGGCAGCGCGGGTGCGCCATCTCTGGCCGCGTCAGCCGACACCAACACGGGCCTGTATTACCCGGCGGGAGACACGCTTGGCGTCTCTGTGGCTGGGGCGCTGGACTTCCAGTTTGAGGCGAACGATTTTACGGCGCTGTCGGGGTCAGTGATCTCCACGAATACCATCGCAGAAACAACTGGTGGGTCTGGCGTCACAGTTGACGGCCTTCTGATCAAAGACGGGGGGCTTTCTGATCTTGTTCTCCCCGCAGTCAGCGGCATCGTCGAAGCCAACGCCAACTTCATTGATATGTGTCTGGTAGGCCCAAGCATTGACGGTCAAAGTTGGAACGGCAAGTTCTCAAACGGAAGTGTCTGGACTTCGTTGATGCTCGCAACCGTCGAGACATCTGGCAGTGACGCTCAATTGAACATCTGGGATTTGACGGCTGGCACCCTTGCGAGCGCGACGCCACTTGCGACGCTCACACTGAGCGGGGCGATAGCAAAAAGCATCGCGGCCTCGATGGGCTACGTCATGGTGGGGATACAAAACCAGGGTTTCAAAATCTTTGACCCCCACACTGGGGCGTGGGCTGAACGTGTGGAAGGCGCTCTGAAAAGTTTAAGCCACGCTACCACACCACCTTTGGCAGACGGCCATGTTTTCAGTGTTGCCATCCAAATGCCTCAGACCGGATCGCCCTATGATCCGAATACGGGTGGCCTGATCCCACTTATTGCGTGGACATACGGCGGAAGTGCCGACGAGTACGGAATTTTGAACAACGGCGCGGTCTACAACAAGAACGAAGGGACCGCCGGTGACAATGTTGTCGCCATCGACTCGTATGGCTTTGTCTTCACCACCAATAACAGCAGCGATTACGGCAGAAAATCTACTGTTCCGATTTATCAAATCCTTGCTGACGATTGGGGTACGTCAATTTTCTTCGACGGCAGTGGTGGTGCGGGGCCGAGCTTTACTGGTGCCCAAGGAGATGCGAACAAAATTAGCCTTGGCCCACACGGAAAAGTTGTTACCGCGACAGATGCTGGTCTGAATTATGGATATACCCACGCTTCGGACTCTGGGTCGGCCTTCGGGGGCTACGTCAATCGAACCTTTACGACTGGATATCTAGGACAGACTTGCGTTCTTGCTGCACTAGCAAATTCGGACACGGCTGATCGAAGTGGCAACTCACACACGTTGACGAAGAACGGTACTATTACTGAAGCTGCCGTAGCCTCGGGTGCTGAATTAAAAGCTTATAGTGGCTGGAGTTCTTCAAACAACTTGGACCTCAACGACGCCGCTTTCGACGTTGGTACTTCAGGTTTCTCTTTATTCATTTGGATTAAAACGACGAGTACCTCAGAGGAACTGGTCGTTGACTACGCTCAACCTGACTTGAGTAATGGGCGGTTCTATTTTGAATTAGCTTCTGGCTCAACCAACGTAGGCCGATTTTTCGTATCGGATGGGTCCGATACTATAACAGTTAATGGGACTTCTCATCTAGGCGACGGCGAATGGCATTTAGTTTCGATGACTTTTGACGGCTCCTTAAAGACAGGCAAGCTCTATGTCGATGGGAATTTTGAAGGCACGGCGACAAACACAGCCATAGGCACTGTCACAAACACATCGGCGGTACTGCACATTGGTGTTGCAGCCAACGGTTCGTCCGTACCTTGGGGCGGTTCGTTAAGCCTACTGAGGTTTATGGCAAGCAGCGTATACGTTTCCGAATCTTACATGCTTCGCATGTACAGGGACGAGCTTCCTCTTTATTCGGCTAACGCTAAGTGCCTTCTGCAATCAGGAAGCACGGATATTGTCTTAGACGCTGCTGTTGATCCTCTGACGGGCAAGTTCATTGTCACTCAAACGGACAGCCAAGAAATCTTTAACGGGCTTGCCATAGAGACTGAACGAACGGTGGCAACTGGTGGTTCCACTTTCGAACACGGATTGCTGTGGGGTGATGCGGTAGCCGAGATCAACAACGCTAACCTGTTCGCTTCCACTCCGGCCACTGACCAGCGGCAAGTCAACGAGATGGTCCGATCTCTGTCGGCTGATATTCCGGGGGGTCTCGATCTCAGTAAGGCGGCGGCTTGGGCGGTTGTAGACGGGACTGGAACTCTCTCAATCAAAGCGTCTTACAATATTGAGTCTGTATCGACCTCTGGCACAGGCTTTTATAAATATACCTTTAAAATTCCTTTTGTGGCGTCAGGAGTCTCAACCCCCGGTTATGCGGTTATAGCGAGTGGGGAGCAGTTTTCCAGGATGTTACTCGCATCGCGTCTTTCCTGCACGGCTGAGCATGAAGGCGCAGACGGCACAAATACCAACGACAACATGGCAATGATTGCTTGTTTTGGAGAACTAGAAAATGGATAAACGCATCGTCACTCCCGATGGGGAAGTCATTAATTCTCTCAACCCCGCTGCCACCGTTGCCAAGTTGATGGAAGCAGCCGCAACCCCAGCCGTCTTTGACGCTGATACGGGTCAAGAGACGCAAGCCAAAAGCTATCCGGCTGTTG